CAGATGACACAGGTAACTTTTTAAACCTACCATACTTTGGTGGTGAAGATACTACACGTTATGCATTTAGAGCAGATGGTGAAGCTGCAACACTAGAAGAATTTTACACTATATACAGTGAGATAAAACAAAAAGACATTACAAAAATAAAAATAGAAAGACCACAATCAGAATACTCTGATGCACCACCATGTATAGAACTTATGGCTATGAATAAAATACCAGAAGGTGGTCGTAACAATTCTATGTTTCATTTTGGTGTGTACGCTAAAAAGAAATGGCCTGCAGAATGGAAAAGTAAGATGACATTGTTTAATGCAACTGCATCGACTGTACCACTGAGTGAGTCTGAAGTAGAAATAATTAAACGTCAACACGATAAAAAAGAATGGGGTTACAAATGTAATGATACACCGATGTGTAACCTATGTGATAAAAAATTATGTAGAGAAAGAAAGTTTGGTATTGGTGAAGAGATTGTATTTCCTGCGTTGACTGACTTACAAAAAATTAAATTAGAAAAACCATACTACTATCTAAACGTAGATGGTGAAAGACTACACCTGGAGAACGTAAAATTTTTAAAACAACAAAGTTTATTTCAAGAAGCATGTATGGAACAATTAGACTTTAAACCACCAACAGTAAAACCAAAAGACTGGGACATGATAATAAACCCACTGATGAAGAATCACGAACCAATAGATCCACCAGAAGGTGTGACTACACAAGATCAATTACAAAATCATTTAGAAGAATATTGTTTAAACAGACAAGTATCTACAGACAAAAACGATCTTAAAAAAGGTGGTGTGTGGACCAACGAAGGTAATCACCACTTTGTGTTTGACAGATTTTACAATCAGTTTTTAATTAGAAAACGTTGGGATGTACCATACTCACGGACAGCACAGATGTTAAAAGAAACATGTAACTGCGATGACAAACGTATTGGTAAAGAAAGAATCTCTGTGTTTGTTGTAAAACAGTTTGACAAAAAAGAAGATGACTACAATCAAAAAGAATTAAAACCAAAAGATATATTTTAATGAATCAATTATCTCTTTGGGAAGATCCAAAACAAATTATTTTAGAACGAGAAAAAGTAGACTTATCAACTTTAAAAACTTTAAAAACAAGAAAAACTGCTATGAGTGAGATACCAAAAGACAGATATTACATATACAAAACAGGAGGCATAAATCCTTTTATGTCTGAATTAGGACCAGTATTTCCATTTGTAAAAAGTGATAGAGGAAAAATACTTAATTTAATTCCTCTAAGTAATGGTAAAGATTCTCCATATCCACATTTCAATATTAATCCTTGTGGGCGAAGCCTTAAATGTTTTATGCATAAACTAGTTGGATTAGCATTTTTAAAAAATGATGATTATGAAAATAAATATATAATAGATCACTTAGATGGTAACATATTTGACTATAGACCTGAAAATCTAGAGTGGGTTACACCATCAGAAAACTGTTTAAGAAGAAAAAAATGAAAACGATAGTATTAGGACCACCAGGTACAGGTAAGACTACAACTTTGTTAAACAAAGTAGATGATTATCTAAAACAAACAGACCCTGACAAGATAGGTTACTTTGCATTTACACAGAAAGCTGCACACGAAGCAAGGGACAGAGCAATTAAAAAATTTAATTTAACAGAAGATGATCTACCATACTTTAGAACACTACACTCGCTAGCATTTAGAAAGTTAGGATTAAAAAAAGATCAAGTCATGCAGCCTAGACACTATAGAGATTTAGGTAAGAAGTTGGGTTTTCCTGTAACATACGCTGACTACCAAGAAGACCAGGGTGGTATCTTTACATCTGACAGTGAGTATCTAAGAATTATACAACTGGCTCAATTACGAAATATTACACCAGAACAACAGTTTGATTTACAAGAACACACGCAGGATCTTGAAAGAGATCAACTTAGAATTATACACAACGAGTTAGCCAGATATAAAAAAGAATATAATCTAATAGATTTTAATGACATGATAACAGAGTTTACAAAATCAGATAAGTCACCAAAGTTTGATGTAGTATTTATAGATGAAGCTCAGGATTTATCTTTAATGCAATGGGACATGACACGATCTATTTGGAATAAAACAAAAGATTCTTTTATTGCAGGTGATGATGACCAAGCAATATTTAGATGGGCTGGTGCAGATGTAGATTCTTTTATAGCGTTAGAAGGACAATACCTACCACTAACACAGTCTTATAGAATACCTGCTAAAGTACACGGACTAGCAATGGGTATAATAAATAAAATTAGAAACAGAATAGATAAGTCATGGGAACCTAGAGTTAGTCAAGGAAACCTACACAGACATTTTGATGTTGATAGCATAGATATGTCAACAGGTGATTGGTTAATATTAAGTAGAACTAGACACATGCTAACAGACATAGAAGAATCTTTGTATAGACAAGGATTGTATTATGAAAACAGATACAAACGAAGTAGCGAAAAAGAATTACACCAAGCAGCTACATCGTGGGAACATTTACGACAGGGACAGTTAGTGTCTTACAAAGAAATAGAAAACATGATTAAATTTATAGGACCTAAACATTGGCACGCTAAAAAAATAAAAGGTATGGCCAAAGGATCTTTTTATGGAATAGATCAATTGGTAAAAGATTATGGTCTACAAGTTAAAACAGTTTGGTATGAAGCATTTGACAACGCAGGGCAGACTAAGGTAAACTACTTGCGTAAGATGAGAAAGAATGGTGAGAAACTAAATGAAAAACCTAGAATTGAATTATCTACTATACATGCAGCTAAAGGTGGTGAAGCAACAAACGTTGTGCTATTAACAGATCTTACAGAAAATACTATGCGAAGTTATGAAAGAAATCCAGACGATGAAAATAGATTATTTTATGTAGGTGCAACAAGAACAAAAGAAAACTTACATATAATAGAACCAAAGAAATACGAAAAAGGATACTTACTATGACACATAAAGACATGTTTAAATCATCACACTACAATTCTTTAGAAGACCAGATAGGCGGGAAGCACTATCGCAACATGAAGATACAACCTGCAGAATTTATAAATGAAAACAAATTACTTTTTGCAGAAGGTAACGCAATTAAATATATTTGCAGGCACCAGTCAAAAGGAAAAGCAGAAGACATAGAGAAAGCAATACACTATTTAGAAATGATATTAGAGAGAGATTATGATGCCGGCTAAATCTATAATTAAAAAAACAATTACAGTTGATGACAAGTATATATTTGATTTAGAAATATACCCTAAAGATCATCACGCTGCTTTGTATGCATTTAGTAACAAGGATAAATTAAACAAACTAATAGAAGACGAACACGTCTTTGAAAAGAAGGACCCTCATGCAGATACCACTATTTAAACCACAGACAGAATGGCTACCACCAGAAAATTTTCCAGACTTATCTAAGTATGATGAGATTGCAATTGACTTAGAAACTAAAGATCCAGACTTAATGAAGATGGGGTCAGGCTCTGTAGTTGGTAAAGGTGATGTTGTAGGTATTGCTGTAGCTGTAAAAGGTTGGTCAGGTTATTATCCAATTGCTCACGAAGGTGGTGGTAACATGAGTCGAGCAAAAGTTTTAAAATGGTTTCAAGGTGTACTTAGTACACCCGCAGATAAAATCTTTCACAACGCCATGTATGACGTGTGTTGGATTAAAGCGCTCAGTCTAAGTGTCAGCGGTCGTATTGTGGACACGATGATTGCATCGGCCCTTGTTGATGAAAATCAAATGCGCTATGACTTAAACAACTGTGCTAAACGATACACCGGTAAAACAAAAAATGAAAGTGATTTATATGCAGCTGCAAAAGATTGGGGTGTTGACGCCAAGGCAGAAATGTATAAACTACCTGCCATTTATGTAGGTGCATACGCAGAAAAAGATGCAGAGATAACTTTAGAGTTATGGCAAGAACTTAAAAAAGAAATACTTCACCAAGATATAGAATCTATTTTTGATATGGAGACTGAGTTGTTTCCTTGTTTGGTCGATATGCGTTTCCTAGGGGTGCGGGTAGACGTGACAGCAGCGAATCAATTAAAAAAAGAACTGACCAGAAAAGAAGAATCATTACTACACCAAGTGAAAAAAGAAACAGGAGTAGACACTCAGATATGGGCTGCACGATCAATCGCACAAGTTTTTGATAAACTGAAACTAGACTATGATAAAACTGAGAAAACATCTGCACCTTCCTTTACTAAAAATTTTTTACAGAATCACCCCCACCCACTGGTGAAACGAATTGCCCAGGCCCGTGAAATAAACAAGGCCCATACCACGTTTATTGATACCATACTCAAACATTCACACAAGGGTAGAATTCATGCTGATATAAACCAATTAAGATCAGATAATGGCGGAACTGTGACAGGCAGATTCTCGTACTCAAACCCAAATTTACAGCAAATTCCAGCTAGGAACAAGGACCTCGGACCTTTGATTAGGGCCTTATTTGTGCCTGAGGAAGGCCATACATGGGGTTGTTTTGACTATTCTCAGCAAGAGCCTAGGTTGGTAGTGCATTATGCAGCTTTACAGAATCTCTATGGAGTGGACGATGTATTGGAGGCGTATCGTGAGGGAGACGCTGATTTTCATACGATCGTTGCTGATATGGCAGAGATACCTAGATCGCAGGCTAAGACCATAAATCTTGGCCTGTTCTATGGTATGGGTAAGAATAAATTACAAGCAGAACTAGGTGTATCTAAAGATGTATCGGATAGTTTGTTTAGACAATACCACAACAGAGTACCATTTGTTAAACAACTGATGGACAATGTCATGCAACGTGCGCAGGAGTCCGGTAAGATTAGAACACTGCTGGGTAGACTGTGTCGTTTCCATTTGTGGGAGCCTAATCAATTTGGTATTCATAAAGCTTTACCACATGATGCAGCGCTCTTGGAACACGGACCAGGGATCAAGCGTGCTTACACTTACAAAGCACTTAATAAATTGATACAAGGATCAGCAGCTGACATGACAAAGAAAGCTATGATAGAATTACACAAAGAAGGAATTATACCACATATACAAGTGCATGATGAACTTGATATATCTGTTGAGAGTCCTGAGCATGCACAAAAGATAAAAGATATTATGGAAAATGCTGTTGACTTAGAGGTACCTAACAAAGTAGATTATGAATCCGGCCCTAATTGGGGCCAAATAAAATGATAAATTATGGCTTACTTAAATGCAAATATTCCTATACAATACGCGCAAATAAAAAAGGAGTATTTATATGACCTTAAAAAACATATGGGAGAAGTTGAAGACTGTATCATCTTTGGTATTACCAGTCTTACAGGCCGGGCTATCTTATTTCATGCGATCATGGAGAATGGCGCAGTATTTTATCGCCTCCCTATTAGCGCGTTTATTCAAAGAGGATTTGAAAGATCACAAGTCCCCGAACAACGTTTGGATGAACTGGAGCTTTGGAATTCTTTCAGCTATTATCCTGCTGTTACTACTTGGGATATTTTAACAGCTTCATCAGGCAAATACATCGGAAAAGACAAGAAATGGCACCATGGTAAATACTTATTTACCGTTGACTGGGGTCATCCAGATGCTAATATACTGAACTCTGATCATTCAGAAATACCGCATGAGCATAAGTGCGCACACATAATTGCGTTAACTAACGGCAACTATGCAGCACAACCAAACAACAGATGTATTTGGGATCTGCCTTCGTTTACTGTGAAGGACAACATACCTGACTGGAAAGTACAAACTTCAGAATGGAATGTAGAAGATACCGGTGCATGGAAAACAGAAGATACTGATAAGTTCTTCTATGAAATTGAGGAAAAGAAAAAATGAGGTATTGTTATGAACTATTATGCAACAGGTTTATTAATAATGATGTTAGTAGTATTAGCTTTATGTGGAGGACCAAGTGTCCAATAAACCACTAAACATCGGGGAAGAGGCACGTGTGCAGATGCCGATGAAAACGGTTGCTAGCCTGATCGTGCTCGTTGCAATGGGCGTGTTCGCATATACGGAGCTGACTGCGAGGTTGGTATCGTTAGAGACATCACGTGAGTTGTTTGAAAATGATTTGTTAAAGAAAAGTGAGCAAGT